CACCCTGAGGACCAGTCGGACCGGTGACACCTTGGATGCCCTGCGGTCCCGTCGGACCGGTGTCGCCTGTTGCGCCGGTTGGACCCGTGCCACCCTGAGGACCAGTCGGACCGGTGACAGTGCTTGCTGCACCTGTCGCCCCGGTCGGTCCGGTCGGTCCGGTTGGTTGAAGCTGGTAGTACGTTGTGCCGTCGTTTGTGTACTCCCAGTAATTCTGCGTTTCATTCCAGCGGATCGCAACGTTGGGGTCGGTGCCGCGCTCGACCTCGATGCCTGCGTCAAGAGCGGCGGCGCCTGTTGCGCCGTAGTTAAGAGTGACGAAGTTGTCCTCGACATAGAGGTTTTCGGTGTTGAGCGTCGTCGATGTTCCGCTTACGGTGAGGTTACCGGAGACGATGACGTCGTTGAACGTGACGTTATCAGTTGTACCGACGGCCTGTCCGATGGAGATCGTGGGCGTCGCGCCCTCGCCTGTCGGACCGGTGATCGACACGCCTGTTCCAGCAGAGACCGAGGCGACGTAGTTGCCAACCGTGTCAGCGCCGAGGTCGATGTCGTCGTTGACCCAGGCGGTGCCGTTCCAGCGCAGGTACTCACCGTCAACCGGCCCAGAAGGGCCTGTGACGTTGACGTCCGCGAGGTCCGCGAGGTTTGCGTTTGCGACCGGTGTGAACGAGTCATTGACCCACTGTGTGCCGTTGTAGCGGAGGATCTCGCCGTTGGCGGGACCTGTGACCGTGACGTCACCCAGGTCACCGAGCGACGCCGTGCCGAGTGCGGTGCTGTGGTCATGGACGTCGTGTCGGCCAGTCGTGAGATACTGCGTGTGATCATCATCAGCAAGTCCAGAAAGCAGACCGTGGTCTGATACTGGGTTTGCGGTGTATCCGGCGCCAACCGCGCCGATCTGGCGGAGGTCCCAGACTCCACGAAGTCGCGTGTGCGGCGTGCTCGCGTACGAGTTGTTTGTCTGGTAGATGACCTTGTACAGCGGGCGGAACTCTACAGACGGAAAGTTTGTAAGGTTAAGGTCGTCCCACGACGCCGCTTCGGCAGCGCCGATCGTGTTGTAGTTTTCTTGGCCAAGAATACCGATGATTGGATTACCGATGTTGTTTGTCGCAACGATCCAGGTGATACCGAAGTCATTTGACGTGATGTCGGCTGTTGACCACGTCCCGGCGGTGTTTAAGTTGTAGCGGGCACGAAGCGCGCCCTGCTTCATCGGAAATTCTGTCGCCGTGTCTGCTATCCACGCTCCGGTCGAACCTGAGTGGTAAAACATCGGAATCTTAGCGATCGTAAGATCCTGCTCAAATGTATTTGCAGCCGGTGTTGGGTCGTCAACAATGACAATTTCCATGTCTTCGTCAAAGAACGTTCCACCGGTAAGAGTGATCTGCGCGTGAGTATCGAGTGAACCGTCGCCTGTAATTGTGTAGTCGGTTGCACCAAAGCCGGACGCGATGACTGCTCCCCGTGTGCGGTGCAGATACTCGTGCGTTTGCCAGTCAAGAGTGATTCCGTGCCGCTCGTCTGCAACGTAGTAGGCCGCACCAGTTCCAGAATTCCAATAGACATAAGCTGTTGGAGCGTCTTGGTCCCACGTAAAGTACGTTGTCTTCTGCGCGAGGGTTCCGGATGAGTTAAAGTAGATGTAGTACAGACCGGTGTTGTTAGGCACCTGGACTGACTGCGACGTCGTCTTTACAAATCGCTTACCCTGCACCCACACGGTGAACGACGCGCCGGTTGGTGTGATTGTAAACGTGCGCGATGCGTTGTTAAACGAGATAGTGCTCTCGGTGATGTCCTCATGGCCCATCGGCTCGTTTGACGGCATGACCTCGTTTTTCCAGTCGGTGCCGTCGTAGACAAGAAGCTGGCCGTTGGCAGGGCCCGTGATACTGACGTCCTCGAGGTCGTTGATGTAGTCTCTATCAAGGTCCCAGGTTGAGCCGGTCCAGATCCAACGTCGGTTGCCGACCGTGTGCGTGTCGTTGACAGACGGGCTATTTGGAAAATTAATTGCCACGGTAAGACCTGCCTACATTGCGCGCTTGGACTTTATAGATACTACAACGCCTGTGCATATCAGACCTGCACCCACGAGTTGTCGAAGTAGATGTATGTCTTGCCGGTGTCAGACTCAAACCAGAGCTGACCTTCAGTCGGCGAGCTCGGCGCGGAGTCAGACACCGTTGTTGATCCGGCAGGGCCAGTCGGACCAGTCGGACCAATTGCACCGGTCGGTCCTGTGACATTAGACGCTGCGCCGGTTGCGCCAGTCGGACCCGTTGGGCCTGTGTCGCCGGTGTCACCTTCGAGACCTGTAAGACCTTGCGGACCAGTTGGTCCAATGTCGCCTTGCGCGCCTGTCGGACCGGTGTCACCCTGTGGGCCAGTTGGTCCAGTCTCGCCCTGCGGACCAGTCGGTCCTGTGTCACCCTGCGGGCCTGTTGGGCCGGTGTCACCCTGCTGACCAGTCGGACCGGTGTCACCCTGCGGACCAGTGTCGCCCTGCGGACCAGTGTCGCCTTGCGGGCCTGTCGGACCAGTCGGGCCGGTGTCGCCTTGGCCACCTTGCTCTCCGCTTGCGCCTGTCGGACCTGTCGGTCCTTGCGGACCTGTGACGCCTTGAGGACCGGTTGGACCAGTGTCACCCTGCGGGCCTGTAGGTCCAGTTTCACCCTGCACACCCTGCGGCCCGGTGGGGCCTGTCGGACCGGTGACTGTAGACGCGGCACCAGTCGGGCCGGTTGGACCTGTCGGTCCTTGTGCGCCGACGTCGCCCGTGCGAGCAAATGTGATGACGACGTCCTCGCCGCTGCTAAAGCCAGTTGCACCGCTGATGTGTGTGCACGCGACGTCGAAGTATCCTGCCTGCTCAACGAGCGTGCTGATTGTAAAGATCGAAAAGTCGTCTGGGTTTGTCTTGTTGTAGATCTTGAAGTGACCCTTGATCGGCGACGTGCTGTCGTCGATAGTGCGCAAGAACGGCTGGATGTCGATCATGCCGTCTGCCTCGTCGTCGATGTGCATCGATGAAGCAAGAGTCAGATCTGTGTTGTTAAAGAGTAATCCACCGGTTCCAGGATCGCCTGTTGTAGCTGAGTTAAATGTATAGTCAAATGAGGCTCCGCCAAATCCACCTTGTGGACCAGTTGCACCTGTGACTCCTTGGACACCTTGCGGGCCGGTGTCACCCTGCACGCCCTGCGGGCCTGTCGGTCCTGTGTCACCTTGCGGGCCAGTAGGTCCAGTCTCGCCTTGGATTCCCTGCGGACCAGTCGGTCCTGTGTCGCCTTGAGGGCCAGTGTCACCCTGCGGTCCTGTTGGGCCAGTGTCTCCCTGGATACCCTGCGGGCCTGTCGGTCCTGTGTCACCTTGCGGGCCAGTAGGTCCAGTCTCGCCTTGGATTCCCTGCGGACCAGTCGGTCCTGTGTCACCCTGCGGGCCTGTTGGGCCGGTGTCACCCTGCGGCCCTGTATCGCCGACTGAACCCTGCGGGCCGGTTGGACCTGTCGGTCCTTGAATTCCTTGGTCACCTTGGACACCTTGAATACCTTGGATACCCTGCACGCCCTGCGGGCCTGTTGTTCCTTGTGGTCCAGTCTCGCCCTGCGGACCAGTCGGTCCTGTGTCACCCTGCGGGCCTGTTGGGCCGGTGTCACCCTGCTGACCAGTCGGACCGGTGTCACCCTGCGGACCAGTCGGTCCTGTGTCACCTTGTGGACCAGTAGGCCCAGTGTCACCCTGTGGGCCTGTAGGTCCAGTCTCGCCTTGGATTCCCTGCGGACCAGTCGGTCCTGTGTCACCCTGGACACCCTGAACGCCCTGAATACCCTGCACGCCTTGCGGGCCAGTGTCGCCCTGCGGACCAGTGTCTCCCGTCGCGCCTGTGGGTCCTGTTGGACCTGTCTCACCCTGAACGCCCTGCGGTCCCGTCGGACCGGTGTCACCCTGTGGGCCAGTAGGTCCAGTCTCGCCTTGGATACCCTGCGGGCCTGTCGGACCTGTATCTCCTTGGATACCCTGCGCGCCGGTTGGACCGGTTAGGCCCGTCGCGCCTGTGGGTCCTGTTGGACCTGTCTCACCCTGAACGCCCTGCGGTCCCGTCGGGCCTGTATCTCCCTGGATACCTTGCGCACCTGTAGGTCCTGTCGGACCGGTGTCTCCCGTCGCGCCTGTGGGTCCTGTTGGACCTTGCGGACCAGTAGGTCCTTGGATCGAACCGACGTTGTCCCACTCGCTATTGACGTCATCCCAGACGTACAAGTCACCGCCAATGAGGTAGCCGTCGCCAGGATTTCCAGATCCTGGCAACTCTGTTTCGTCGTTGAGGCTACCGAGGATTGTGACACCCGTCCCTTGCGGTCCTGTGGCGCCGGTCGCGCCTGTAGGCCCTGTTGCACCTTGGATACCCTGCGGTCCTGTCGGGCCAGTGGGACCAGTGTCGCCTGTCGCGCCTGTTGGGCCAGTCGGGCCAGTGACACCTTGGATGCCCTGCGGACCTGTGGGACCTGTATCCCCTTGGATACCTTGCGCACCAGTGGGTCCAGTCGGTCCTGTGTCACCCTGCACGCCCTGTGGGCCTGTCGGACCGGTGTCACCCTGCGGACCAGTGTCGCCCTGCGGACCAGTGTCGCCTTGCGGGCCTGTAGGACCGGTGTCACCTTGCGGACCAGTCGGTCCGGTAACACCTTGGATACCTTGTATGCCTTGTACTCCTTGGATGCCTTGGACTCCTTGCGGACCTGTCGGTCCTTGTGGTCCTGTGTCGCCAGTTGCACCAGTCGGTCCTGTGTCGCCTGTCGCGCCAGTAGGTCCTGTGACGCCTTGCGGTCCTGTCGGGCCAGTGGGACCAGTGTCGCCTGTCGCGCCTGTCGGACCTAGGTCTCCTTGAGGACCAGTATCGCCGGTCGCGCCAGTGGCGCCTGTAGGCCCTGTGTCGCCTGTGTTGCCCTGCACACCCTGCGGGCCTGTGGGTCCTGTGTCACCTTGAACACCTTGGATACCTTGGATACCCTGCACGCCCTGCGGGCCTGTAGGTCCGATCTCGCCCTGCGGGCCGGTAGGACCTGTGACGCCTTGGATACCTTGGATACCCTGCACGCCCTGTGGGCCTGTCGGTCCGGTAACGCCTTGAACACCTTGGATACCTTGGATACCCTGCACGCCCTGTGGGCCGGTGTCACCTTGTGGGCCGGTGTCGCCTGTTGCGCCTGTCGGACCCGTCGGGCCTGTGACGCCTTGGATACCTTGCGGGCCTGTGGGACCAGTGTCACCCTGCGGACCTGTCGGTCCTGTGTCACCCTGCGGTCCGGTCGGGCCAGTGACGCCCTGCACGCCCTGCGGACCTGTTGGACCGGTAACACCTTGGATGCCTTGCGCACCTGTTGGTCCTGTCGGGCCGGTAACACCTTGGACGCCCTGCGGGCCTGTCGGGCCGGTCGCGCCGACGTTGATAAGAACGAGGATAACATTGAGGTCATCGGCAAACCCGCTGGCGCCTGTGCCGCCAGAGTCGACATAGGCGACGGGAACATCAAGCCACGAGTTGCCGTTGTCTGTTACAGTGCCGTTGCACCTAAAGCGCTGGTAGTTTGCTGAGTTTCCAGCATCTTGGATTGTGATGACGTCGCCTGTCTTGATCAGCCCGAGGAACAGGTCGATGTCGTACCCGTCACCGTCGATGTGGTTGATCTGCAGTTGTGTCGCCGACGTCTGCGTCGCGTTGTTATAGGCGATCTTCGCCGTGCCAGGGTTACCGCTCGTCGTGTCGGTGTCAATCTTGTAGTTATAGAATGCCGATGATTGTCCCTGCGCGCCTGTCGGACCCGTCGGGCCAGTGACACCTTGGATGCCCTGCGGACCTGTGGGACCTGTATCCCCTTGGATACCTTGCGCACCAGTGGGTCCAGTCGGTCCTGTGTCACCCTGCACGCCCTGGATACCTTGCGCTCCAGTCGGACCCGTCGGGCCGGTGACGCCTTGGATACCTTGCGCTCCAGTCGGGCCTGTGATGCCTTGGATACCTTGCGCACCCGTCGCACCTGTCGGCCCTGTGTCACCTTGAACACCTTGGATACCTTGGATACCCTGCACGCCCTGTGGGCCGGTGTCACCTTGTGGTCCTGTTTGTCCTTGTGGACCTGTAGGACCTGTGACACCTTGCGTACCTTGCGGACCAGTAGGACCGGTCGAGCCAGTTAAGCCTGTCGCGCCCGTCGGGCCGGTGACGCCCTGCACGCCTTGGATACCTTGCGCACCAGTGGGTCCAGTCGGTCCTGTGTCACCCTGCACGCCCTGGATACCTTGCGCACCTGTTGGACCTGTTGGACCAGTGACGCCCTGTACACCCTGGATACCTTGCGCGCCTGTTGGACCAGTGACGCCATGCACGCCCTGGATACCTTGCGCTCCAGTCGGACCCGTCGGGCCGGTGACGCCTTGGATACCTTGCGCTCCAGTCGGGCCTGTGATGCCTTGAATACCTTGCGCTCCAGTCGGCCCTGTGTCACCTTGAACACCTTGGATACCTTGGATACCTTGGATACCCTGAACACCTTGAGCGCCTGTCGGACCAGTCGGACCAAGTGCTCCTGTTGAGCCGGTTGCACCTGTCGGTCCTGTCGGCCCGCCTGATGGGCCGATTGGACCAGTCGGGCCTGTCGGGCCTGTTGCGCCGTTAACACCTATTGTTCCAGCAGGGCCAGTAGCGCCGGTCGGACCAGTTGGTCCACCTGCTGGTCCCTGCGGTCCGGTTGCACCTGTCGGTCCTGTCGCACCGGCTGGACCGGTCGCGCCGACCGGGCCGATCGGGCCGCGTGTTGATGTCGTCGCAGACGACGTGACAGTGACTGTGTCAAGCTCGACCTCTGTGCCGTCGCCGTAAGGAAGCAAGATGTTGAACTTGAACGGCGCGACTCCGTTGAGCGTGACGCTTACCTGCCACGCCCACCCCGCCGGAGTAAGCTCAGGGTTGTCTGTGGTCGGAAGCTCGACCTCAAAGCTGCCTGACGCGTCGAGTGTCTCGACGATAGGCGTCGGGACGAGGACAGCGTCATTGTCGTCATACACGACGACGGTCGGAGTAAACGTTACAGTGCCGATCGCGGCGACGCCAGCGGAGGTGGTGTATGTTCCAGTGACGACGCGCGTGACGATGTCCTCAGACCAGCTCATTTATTCTCCGTACAGATAGGCGTTTTTAGGGCGCGAGTCGCTAGAAACCTAGAAGGAGATAGTAACATCTAAGACTGCTGTTGATTGCTAATGCTTGAGGCAAACCCGATCTTTGCCGGCGCATCAGGCAAATCCGTATCCTGCTGTATGTTGAGCTCTTTGCTGGCCGATATTGCGGCAATGTCTGCATGAGCGGCGGCGACTGAAAGCACGGCGGCATCTGTCCAGTGCTCTTCTGCGTCGACAAGTGTTGTCGCTCTGATAGTGCTATAGACTGACAGTAGCGCAGCAACCTGAGACGGAAGCATGGTTGACTCGAGGTCAAGCATCGCGGACCAAACCGCGGCTGTCCTGGTGAGATCTTCGAGCTGGTTGTCTTCAAGGCACTTTTCCACCTTGTCAGAGACAGAAGACAGCACGCCGCTTTTTGACTGCTTCTTTAGGCCTCTTGACTGTGGCACGCGCGTATCTTACACGCGTCGTGCGTCTTCTATTTTAGCTTTTAGTCAAGCCAGACGACGTACTCGGCCGTGACGCGCCCGCGCGACGGGTCGATGAAGTGCACGCGCTGCGACGGCTTGCCGACCGCCGCGATGAACTCGCGAGCGTATTCGTTGTGCGACTCGGGCGAGCCTGTCACGAAGACGCGCCCGCCGTTAGCCATGGTAAGTGCCATCGGCGTGTGCCAGTGACCCATATATACGTCTTGAAAGTCCTCGACCACTCCAGTCGCCCATGCGTTGGCCTTGCGAAGTATTCCGAAAGCAGGAGTGTTTCCACCGAATGATTTTATTTCGTCACCGTGGACCAAGAGCGCCTTGTAGCTTCCAACCGTCACGATTTGATACCAGTCATTGGACATCTGCCATGTGACGTTTTTCACGTCACGCGTCCTGTCTTGCGCGATGCGGTACGCCATCGCGTCGATGTTGTCGTGCGCCGGCAGCTCGCCCTTGCGGCCAAGTCGGCCGTGGTTGCCGAACTCGCACACGACGCTGACCTTGCTGTAGTGCTCAGAAAACGTGCGGACCATCATCTCCATGATGCGCGCGGCCTCAAACAGCTGCTCAAACAGATGCGCCTCGACCTCCCAGGCCTGCCCTGGAAAGATCGTGATTCCTTCGACCATGTCGCCGCCGAACATCAGCACCATCTCGTCCACGGGGTGGTCGGCGCGCTGGATGTTTGTGAGGTGTATTGTTTTTTCGGTAAACTGCGACATGCGGTCGCCGCATGTTTTTATGCCGTAAGACACTGTTTTCTTACCGAGCTGCCAGTCAGTTGCGTGCGCAAGCACGACCTCGGCGGTTTCTTTTGTAGCTTTCTTTTGCCGCTGCGGAGACGCAGACTTTACGGTAAGAGACTTTCCCCTACCGGCAGCGAGCGCGGCATCGCGTGCAGCGACATACACCGCCTCGACAATCTCTTCGTTCTTGCGCTTTGCCTTGTATTCCGCGGCCTGCGCGAGCTTGAGCGCCCTGCGCAGCTCGTCTATCTCGTCTTGAGCCTTGATCTCGTCATTGAACTTCATGGAGGTCCGTCCTTAGGTGGCCGCGGCGGTACCGTGAAACTATCTCGGGTGTGATCTTGTGGCCGTGGCGCGCCATGACCTTGCATATCTTTGACGCCGAGATCGAGTGGTCGTCGAGCGCGGCGATGAAGTCTTTTCGCTGGTCTTTTGGCAGCTTTTCAAGGATGTCGGCAAGTCTTGACTTTTTGCCGTGACGAACCTTTTCTGTCTTGATCTGGTTAAGAAGCTCGCCCACTATGTTGGACCTCTCCGTGTTGTGGCTACTATACTAATCTCCGTATCATACAATATCACATTGCAATGCCATGAGTGATATCTTTTGTATGTTCTTAAAAAGTTTCTTAGATGTCCGCATGTTTGGCAGCAACCTGTGTTATAGTTGCCTCCCGCACTTCGGCGGATGAAAAACTCTCTCAACGAAAGAAAACATGCAAATGACGGATTGGGAATCAGCCTCTGGTCGCTTAGGCAACGCCGCGCTTTGGTACGCCCGGCAGGGTTGGCACATTTTGCCGTGCTACGGCATCATCAACGGCCGGTGCACATGCGGCAGCTCGCACCCTGAGCCAAAAGACGTCGGCAAGCATCCGCGAGTCAAGGAGTGGAATGCGCAGGCGACTCCAGACGAAAATACCGTCCAGCAGTGGTGGCCCGAGTCTGGAGAGCTCTCTGAAAACAACATCGCCGTGTACTGTCGCCCAAGCGGGTTCTTTGTCATCGACATTGACCCGCGGTCGGGTGGGCCTGACTCTTTCGAGAAGTTTGAGTCACTTGTTGACGGAGCTCTTCCGCCGACGGTCGAGGCGATAACCGGGCAGTACTCTATCGGCGGTAGATCTATACGAGGTCGTCACCTCTTCTACCGGTGTGACCCGTCAGAAGTTCTACTAGGCAACCTCAAGAAGTCTGGGCTCAACGGGATCGACATCAAGCACAACGGATATGTACTTATCGCGCCGTCGCGCCACTTCTCTGGCGTCTGCTACAACTGGGCCCTGGGCAAGGCTCCGTGGGAGACCGAGATGGCACAGGCTCCAGAAGAGCTACTTAACGCTCTTCGCAAGCGCAACCGCAGGTCTGGCACTGATGTCGGTCAAGGAGACTGGACGTTTCTTAATGAGCTTGACTTTGCTGGTGAGCGCATCGACATCGACCGACTGCTTGAAGAAGGCATCGACGAGGGATCGCGAGCTGTCGACATCTACTCGATGACGTGCGCGCTGGCAAACAAGTTTCCGGTCAACACCGAGGCGGGCAGGCTTGCTGTCGAGACGATGATGATTCGGTTTAACGCCGAGAAGGTTCGTCCGCCACTGCCGCTTGAAGGTCCAGGCGGGCTGCTCATGCACGTCCGTCGAGCGATCCAATTTGTCGTCGATAACCCACGGACCGAAAAGATCTGGCCCGGGCTTCAAGAGTGGGCAAAGCGGTCTCAGGAAGAGTCGCACGCGCTCCTCGCGCAGTCGAAGAAAACTGCTGATAGCATCAAGTCAACTCAGCCGGCGTCATCCACGCTTCCAGGAACAATCGGCGGAATCATCGCGGCTGCGGTCGAGGACGGAGACTCGCTTGCGTCCGCGAGCAGCCTCTCGAACATCGATGTTCCGCTCGACCCCGACGCGCTTAGCGAGGGTGACGGCGGAGAGCCCGGCAAGCGCACGCTTACAGACACCGGCAACGGCCGGCGGCTTGTTGACTCTTTCGGCGCGGCCGTCCGCTACACCCCTGGCCTTGGCTGGTTTCACTGGAACGGAAGCTACTGGAAGCCAGACGTTGAAAACCTCGAGATGCAGGAGCTCGCCAAGAAGATCGCGCCGATCATCGCGAGCGAGGTGACGCACTACTATGACGACGCTGACAAGCAGTCTGAGGTGATCAAGTGGGCGCAGCAGGCGAAGTCAAATGCGCGCATCGAAGGTGCGATCCAGAGTGCGACATCAGACCCGCGTGTCATCGTCGGCGTTGAAAACTGGGACTCAGACGAACACCTCATCGGCGTCGCAAACGGCGTCGTCGACCTCCGCACCGGCGAGCTGCTAAAAGGCCGACCTGACCTGTACATCACACGGCGTGCGCCTGTCGGCTACAACCCCGGAATCCGCAACGTCCGCTGGGAGCAGTTTATTGACTTTGTCACGGGTGGCGACAAGGAGCTGCAAGAGTGGCTTCAACGCGCGGCTGGATATTCGCTGACAGGACTTCGGACATACGACATCATGTTTCTTGTCTACGGCCCGCCGGGCTCTGGCAAGAACACGCTGGTCGAGGCGCTGGTCAAGGCGATGGGCACGCAGCAGTATGCGTGGCCGCTTGACTCCAGCATCCTCGCGCAGGGAGACGGAATGTCGCACGGTTCGGACCTGTACCACTGGGCCGAGCTTCGTGGCCGGCGTATGGTCTGGGTCGATGAGCTTCCAGAGTCAGAGCGCATCAAGGAAAACGCGATCAAGAAGCTGACAGGCTCGTCTGAGATCTCGGCGCGCTCGCCAGGCGAAAAGCCGTTTACGTTTCAGTCGCGCGCCAAGCTGTGGGTAACGACAAACCACAGGCCGATCATCACCGATGACGCGATGTGGCGCCGCATCCGGCCCGTTCCGCTGCTGAACGTTCCTGAGAATCCAGACCCTGACCTCAAGCACTACATCTTTGACCCTGAGGGCGCGCTGCCGGCTGTCTTGTCGTGGGCCGTCGAGGGAGCGATCAAGCTGCTCGGCTCGAGCGCTCGAGATGCGCTTGGCTGGTGCACGGCCGTAAGCGAGGCGGCGGAGATGTACCGCAAGAACGAAGACCGCATCGGTTTCTTCCTCGCCGAGGAGACGCGCGAGTCGGAGGGAACCGCGACGCCGGTCAAGTCGCTGTACGCGATCTACCGCGTGTGGAGCGAGGAGCGTGGCGAAAAGCCGATGACGCAGATCGCGTTTCAACGCAAGCTGTCGGACCGCGGCGAAAAGATCGAGGGACTTGGGTCACGGGCCCAGATCTCTGGTAGGCAGCTCGTCCCGCGAGCTGTGCCGACAGGAGAGGTAGACTGGGGAATCGCGACAAGATTCGCCAGGTGATTTGGCGCGGAAGCGAAGATCCGCGTCAAACCCGGCCGGGCCGGAGTTGAGCTAATCTGAGAGAGTTGGCTCCTCCGGTCCGGCCAACCCAGACCGTCGAACCTGCTCGACGACGTTCTTGACAGTCATCGCGTACCACTGCTTGCCGCGGCTTGACTCGACCTTCTCGGCGTTAAGCCTCCGTGCGATCTCGTGAAACGACAGGCCGGCGGCGCGCTCGCGGAGGATCCTGTCACGGACCTCGTCGGCAACCTCTGGCTTGGGGCCGAGGTCGATCCCCCAGCGCTTCCCTTGAGCGCGGCGGTCCTTGTGGACGTCACGCTGGCGCTCGGCGATGATGTTGCGCTCCATCTCGGCCAGGGCACTCATGATCGTGACGACGAACCGGCCCTGGTAGGTCGACGTATCGAGGTTGAGGTCGAGGAGGACGATCCGCCAGTCGTTCTTGTTGGCCCGGTCGATGATCGACAGGAAGTCCTGGGTTGAGCGGGCGAGGCGGTCGACCCGGGTGACAAACATGGCCGTGGCCGAGCCGGCGTCCAGCCGGTCAAGCGCGTCGCGAAGCGCCGGTCGACCAGAGATGCTCTTGCCTGATCTGCCTGCCTCTTTGACAAGCTCCATCGACGAGAACCCGGCTAGCTCGGCGGCGCGGCGGAGCTCGCGCTCTTGCGCATCCAGCGAAAGTCCGTCGTGTGCCTGCATCTGTGTCGACACCCTTGTGTACAGCAAGGCGTGCTCTACCCTAGTTGCGACTTTCTTTCCTTTTGCTGGCATAGGCTAGACCTCTATATTGTACAAGTTCCGTGTATAAACCTAACATTTAGATTATACAGCGAAAGCCTTACGCAGCAACGGAAAAACCCTCTTTCCCGCGGCGACTAAGAAAGCACTAAAAGACGCCGAGAGCAGCCTCGAGCGAGTCAAGATCACTTGGGTAGTCAAGGTCTGTCGTGAGGTCGTCAATCTTGACATGCCGGTCATTGCGGAAGCTATCTCCGTACGACGGGCGGATCATGTCCCGGTACAGGCACCAACCTCCACGCGACTGGGCGACCTTGTGCTTAACAAGCAGCTCTAGCCTCGAGTCAAGCAGTGCGTGGGCAGACGGGTCAAACGCGAGGCCGAACACCTCGGGACGTCCGGTGTGAACGCTCGAGTGGCCGGGGCGGAGGAAGAAGACCCAGTCTTTTGTCGACGACATGACTTGAGCGACAGCATTGTCGGTGAAGTACACGTCACCAAACAGGAGGACCGTTCTTTCAGCGGTTGCCCAAAGTTCGCGTGATGAGAGGACCTTGCCGAGGTCGAGCCAGGCTGGGTCGTTGTGTGGGTGGTAGAGCTGCGTGCCGGGAACCGCGTATCGCTCGTCGCGTCCGACGACAACGATGTCATCTGTGTAGCGCGTGAGTTGCCTGCACGTCCGGTGCAACAAGACCTCGCCGCTGACAGCCGTGAGGTGCTTTGGCGTGCCGCGGTAGCCTTGCCAGCGTAAAGATTCTCCGGCCGCGGCGATAATCGCTCGCGTCATGCGCAAATACTACCGTGAACCTAACCTAACCTATGTCAACTAATTGTTAACCACGCTCGCGAGCATTTTTGCTCTACGCTTCTTTTTGTTGCTCCGTAACGGAATGAGGGGTACTTTTGTAATCCAAGCGTAACCATTTTGCGATTCGCGCGTGTAGGATGGATCCAGTTGCAAGACAGCCCCTGAACATATCAACTAAGGAGCGTCCACACACATGAACAAGATGGCTATGCTTTTATGTCTCTTTGGCACGATCACCGGGACAAACGTCGTCATGGCAAGCGAGGTGGGATACGTCCCAGCCCCTGTTGTACAATCTGCAGAAGTTATACGTCAAGAAGCCACGGCGGCTAAGGTTGCCTTAGTAGAGGCGGACGAAAGAGAGGCAGAGAGAAAGGCAAGGAAGGTGGGTGTGCTGAAGGTCGACGGGACCGTGTTTCGGCACGGCGACATCAGCTGGCTGCCTGCGCTGGCCGCCGAGGCGGGTTGGCCTGAAGAGACGTGGCCTAAGCTTGGCCAGATCATCCTGCGCGAGTCCGGCGGTTGCCCGAATCGAAAAGGCGGAGACGCGGTCGACAAAAACTGCAACGTCACTCGGGTGACCGAGTGGAACCACAGGTCGGACACGGGGCTGCTTCAAATCAACGGAGTCAACTATGACACCGGCAGAAATAAGTGGGCGCTGATCTGCCGTGAGATGGCGATCTGCGAGCAAGATCCGCTGCTTGACCCGCTGACTAACCTCAAAGCTGGCAAGTTGCTGTATGACGAATCTGGCTGGGGGCCTTGGGAGCCGTGCACTTGGGACAAGTCCAGGTGCTCAAAGCGTAAGCCTTAGTCGGACTTTTTCTTCCCCGCTGGGCCGTGCAGGTCGTGCGTCCGCAGCGGGTGGCCTACCGGCAGACGGGTGCGCTTCTTGCCGGCCTTGGTGCCGGGTACAACCTCCATCTTTTTCTCGATGTAGTTCCAGCGCTCGCGTTGCTGCGCTGACTTACCGGATCCGCTGCCGCCGCTTTTCTTTTTGCCCATTGTGTAGCTTTCCTGTGAGGTGGTCGTTGAGATGCTGGTCTAGCTTGTGCTCGGTCCTGAGAGCTGTCTCCTCGACTCGGTCAATCGAGATGCCTAATGAGCGGCCGATCGTCTCGATCTTGTCAACGACGTGGCCGTGCTCTACTGAGTTCTGCTCCCACCGCGCGTTGTTGGCGCGGCGACCGTGCTCGAGGTAGCCGACGGCTACTACGGCAACCGCGCCGATCAACGCAACGGCGACCTCGATCATGCCTTCGGCACTCCGAGCAGGTCAAGTACCTTTCCGCCCGCCTTGGTGTCCGCCGCGAGCCCGTTAGCGGCCTTGAACGCCTTGACGGCCTCCCCGGTCGCGTCGTCAAACTGCCCGCTTGCGTCTCCTTGGTAGTGGCCTTTCTCCTTGAGCGCCGCCTGAAGCGCCGCGACTCGCGGGCCGCTGTCTCCGGGGTTGAGGTCGCCACCGTCGTCTTTTGGAGCATCTTGCGCCGGTGCCGGTGCAGGAGCGGCCTTCTTTGCCGCTGGAGCGGCGGCAGGCGCGCCGTTAGCGGCCACCCACTCTTGCACGGCGGCGGGGACGTTGTCGCCTGTGACGTAGCGGAGGTGCCACGGCTCCTGCGGCACGACCTCCCACGAGAAACCGAAGTCCTTGACGTTTGCGACCAGCCACTTGAGGCGCTTTGCCTCGGCGGCCGTGTGCACGTCGACAGCAATGCCGAGGTTGTGGTTGCTTGAGCCAGGGGCGGCCATCGGCGCGTTGCCCTTCTTGAGGTACCACTTCTGGCCCTCGAATGTCCGTGTCGATGCGCCAGCGATCGGCGTCGTCGTGTAGCGCGACAGAAAGCCGCGCTTCTGGCTCTCGTAGTCGCGGTAGGTGTCGCCAGCCGAGACTGGCTTCAGCTCGATGCCGTCAGCCTTCGCCTTGGCGACCATCGCGAGCCAGGCCTGTGCGGCGAGCCAGTGCAGCTTACCGCCGCCTGGGATCGGGCGCAAGAGGCTGTCTGGAAGCTGCCCGGGCTTGACGCCCGTGAGGTCCTTTGGCGCAGTGACCTTTACGATGTAGTCCCACTCGACCTTGCTAGCCATGACTTATTACTCGCTTTCTTCCTGTGTTTGGGGTTGTGAGTTGTCACTTGGTTCTTCTTCCTTGTTGCGGCCGGTCGAGATCATCAGGCCAGCGAGCGTCCCGGTGATGAATGTCGCGATGGACGAGAGCACGCCAAAGAACATCTTGTCGTTCTCGGCCTGTGCGCCGATTGGCTGGGCCACAAAGACAAGTGCGTACAAGACGCCGATCGTTGTGATCGTCAGGACTCCGCCGAGGATGCACCCAACGACAAACTTAAGTCGTGCGTCAAGTTCTTCGGCCGTGTAGCGCTTGTTCATGGCTGCGAGTCCTCCTCTGGATCAAAGCCGATTAGGTCTTTTGAGCACGCTCCGTCGACCTTGCAGAGCGGCGGGTTGCACTCCGGCACCTCCCAGTTTGCCGGATCTTGGCACTCATAGCGGTAGCTTCCCTGGTAGCCGCAGCTCGACAGCGCGAGCGCAAATGCGAGAAGAGCCGCAAGCCTCATTGCGCCGGAGCCTCTTCTTGCGTTGAGGCTGCGTCATCGTGCTTCTGCTTGCCGACCTTATCAAACACCGCGTTGATCTCATCGAGGCTAAGCTTGCCGTCGTTCAAGAACGCACGAGACAGCCCCTCGACGACCGTCGCGACTCCGCCGATGCCCGCCATGAAGATCGCCTGCCAGAGCGGAACTCCAGCGATCGTCCCGGCGCCGATGACGCCGAGGCCCGACGCCGCGAACGTCGCGACGATCCGCAGGATGATGTTTTTGATCTGTGCCATAGAAAGAGGTCCGTCCAGTCTTAAGTACTCGTGGCGTGTGCTTCAAAGATCTTAAATCGACGAGCGAGGCGCGAAAGCCGAGTTTTTCAGCGGCGGCTATTGTCTTCATCTTCCTAGCGGAGGAGGCGGAGGGAGGATAGGATACTAGAGACGCATGCCAGAAGGACACAGTATACGGCACCTAGCCAACGTCTTTGAGGAGACGCTTGTCGGTGAGAAGGTGAAGGTCGCGTCGCCGCAGGGGCGCTTTCAAGCCGAGGCAGACGCGCTGAACGACAAGACACTTGAAAGCGTGACGGCGCACGGCAAGCACCTGTTCTTGCACTTTGGTGACGACAAGAACGTGCACATCCACCTCGGGCTTTACGGCTGGCTCTACTTTGACGGTGACCCGGCGACTGAGTCGACGCGCATGCGGATTGAGGGCAACGGTACGGCGGCAAACCTCATCGCGCCGACAGCGTGCCAGCTCTGGACCGACGAACAGGTTGAAGACAAGAAGCTGTCACTTGGGCCGGACCCGATACACGCTGACTCAGACCCTGATCGTGCGTGGGTGAAGCTCAAAAAAAGCAGCAAGCCTATCGCGGCGCTGGTGATGGACCAGTCGGTCATCGCTGGGATCGGAAACGTCTATAGGGCTGAGATCTTGTTTATGACAAAGACAATGCCGTTCACTCCCGGCAAAGAGACGACTGAGGCCGAGTTCTCAGAGATCTGGGACCTGTCTCGCGCCCTGCTGCGCGACGGGTCCCGCGACGGGAAGATCCGCACCGTGGCAAAAAACCACCTGTACGGTGACGAGGTGAGGCTGCACGGCTGCGCGCATTTTTCATATGTGTATAAGCGCAGTGAAGAGAGTTGCCGAATCTGCCGGTCGAGAGTTCAGCAAGCTCCACTAGCTGGGCGAACGCTATATTGGTGCCCAAGCTGCCAGAGTTAGTGTAGCCTCATGTCATCTAGTGATACAAAAAAAGAGATCACGGTCGATACGACCAACGGAGACCACGACCTCTTCGCTCACTACGCCGATGAAAACGACATCATGGAAGCGTTTGTAAACGGCGTCCCGATCATGGCTCTCTGCGGCAAAATATGGGTACCGTCGCGTGACGGATCAAAGTACCCTGTGTGCCCAGAATGCGCTGAGATCTACGAACAAATAGTAAGATAGAGACCTTCCAGCCGCAACTAGTGGAGAGTCTATGCCAGTGCAGTTTTCATTCAAGCTAAGCGAAGAATTTGTCGCGTCATACCGTGACAAGCAGCCTCCTTTTGGATACCGCGACGCAGGAGGCAACAGCGTCGGAGAGATCACGTTCTTGCGAACGTATTCACGGCTTAAAGATGACGGGACAAAAGAGACGTGGGTTGACGTCTGCGAGCGCGTCATCAACGGGATGTATTCATTGCAAAAAGACCACTGCAGGTCAAGCCGTCTGCCGTGGAATGACGCAAAAGGGCAGGCTTCGGCGCGCGAGGCGTTTGATCGCATGTTCAACCTCAAGTGGACACCGCCGGGACGCGGGCTATGGGTCATGGGCACACCGCTTGTAAACGAGCTAAAAAACTCGGCCGCTCTTCAAAATTGCGCGTTTGTCTCTACTGGAGAGATGACCAAAGTTAACCCGGCAAAGCCGTTTGCCTTTTTGATGGAGGCGTCGATGCTTGGCGTCGGCGTCGGCTTTGACGACAAAGGCGCTGACAAAGACTTTACAATCTACGAACCGGCTGAGCCAACCGAGCCATTTGTGTACGAGATTCCTGACACAAGAGAGGGGTGGGTCGAATCAGTCGCGATGCTGATCAACTCCTACCTGCGTCCAGAGCAGCGAAAACTTGTCTTTGACTATGCTAAGATCCGTCCGTCTGGGACGCCAATCAAGACATTTGGTGGAACTGCGGCGGGGCATGAACCGCTGCTCAAGTTGCACACGCACATCCGCCGCATCTTTGCAGACCGGGCTGGACAAAAACTTACCCGGCGGGACGTCGCTGACATCGGCAACCTGATCGGTGTGTGCGTGGTGTCTGGCAACGTCAGGCGATCTGCCGAGTTGCTACTTGGCCGTATTGATGATGAAGAGTTTCTCGACCTTAAAAATCCTGCCAGGTTTCCAGAAAGAAACTCGTATGATCCCAAGTCGCCTGGGTGGGGGTGGATGTCTAACAACTCAGTTGAGGCAGCTGTTGGAGCCAACCTGTCAAAGATCATTGATGGCATTGCGTTGAATGGAGAGCCCGGTGTTATTTGGCTTGACGTTAGCCGTAAATATGGCCGGCTTGCGGATCCGGTAAACAACAAAGATTGGCGTGTTGCTGGGTACAACCCATGCGCCGAGCAGTCGCTCGAGTCATACGAGTGCTGCACGCTTGTCGAGACATACCTCAACAGGCACACGGATATCGAGGACTACAGGCGCACGCTGAAGTTTGCATACTTGTACGCTAAGACCGTAACGCTGCTTCCGACACACTGGGAAGAGACAAACGCCATCATGCAGAGGAACCGCAGGATCGGAACCTCGATGTCAGGAGTCGCAAACTTTGCTGATGTCCACGGCCTGCCAACGCTGCGTGACTGGATGGACGCGGGGTACGAGACCGTCAAGGGGTACGACACAGTCTACTCCGAGTGGCTTGGCATCCGTGAGTCAATCAAGATGACCACGGTAAAGCCGTCGGGAACGGTATCGATACTCGCGGGTGAGTCGCCAGGCGTACACTGGACACCAGGTGGACAGTTCTTCCTTCGTGCTATTAGATTCTCGAATGAAGATCCGATGCTGCCTCTCTTCAAGATGGCCGGATACCGGGTTGAACAAGCCTCGGAGTCGCCGGACTCAACATCGGTCGTCTTCTTCCCAGTCAAGTCTGAAGCGCGTCGCTCCGAGAAAGACGTCACGATCTTCGAAAAAATGTCGCTAGCCGCTACGGCTCAGCGGCATTGGTCTGACAACTCGGTGTCAGTCACCATCTCGTTTGACCGTGACACAGAGGCTCAGCACGTTGGGACCGTTTTGCACATGTATGACGGGCAGCTCAAGACGGTGTCGTTCTTGCCAAGTGGCAACGAGACATACCCACAGATGCCGTACACGCAGATCACTGAAGACGAGTATACGGCCGCGGTGAGCAAGTTGTTCCTTGTCGACCTTGCCGGTGTCTACGCTGGAATGGCCGCGGACGCGATCGGCGAGAGGTACTGCACGACTGACGCCTGCGAGATTAAGTTTGTAAAGGACAGCGTAAAAACAAACTAAAAGGTATAATTAGATACCTATGGGAACTCGGCATAAGACCTGGTTGACCGTTCCGCCCTACGTCGAAAATATACCTCCGACGCCTCTGTCAAATGATGACATAGACGCAAGTCAACTTAGCGTGCCAATCCGCGAGCTGGTTACAGAAGCGGTAAAGCTTGGTCATATTGTCGCCTATAAGCAGGAGCAAGAAGGGCGCATGATACAACATGTCTTTCCAAAGAAAGAACACGAATCGGAGCAGATCTCTGGATCATCGACAACTAGGCTTGCGCTGCACACGGAGACTGCTTTCCATCCCTATAAGCCAGACTATGTTGTCTTACTTTGCCTGCGAGGAGATCCAGCCGCCGGTACGACCTACGCAACCGTAGACGACATTGTGGCGCGACTCCAGCCGGTAACCGTAGAGACGCTACTTAAACCAAAGTTTATCACATCAGTAGACAAAAGCTTTCGGACCGGAGGAGAAGAAGACCAGTATGTTGCGCTGCCAGTCTTAAAGCAAGCGCCGGACGGAAAGTTTACGATGACATATGACGAAGACCTAATGACCGGCGTTGACGCGAGCGCGGACGACGCGCTTAGGCGGCTTGAAGAAGCGGTTGAAGAGTCGGTTCGAGAAGTTATCCTTAAGGCGGGAGATGTCTTAATCATTGACAACAACACGTCTGTCCACGGCAGGTACTCGTTTACTCCTAGGTACGACGGGACAGACCGCTGGCTGCTGCGCGCGTTAGTGCGCAAAGAGCTTCCTCCCCCCAGTGAGTACAGCCGCGGAGTCATCACAACCGAAAAGTTTGGCGATAATCGCTAGCTCATGAAAGTTTGGATTGACCAAGATCTTTGCACAGGCGACGGGCTTTGCGCAGAACTTGCACCCGACGTGTTTGCGATGCACACTGACGGCCTCGCGTATGTCAAAGATCCGGCGTGGCCAAACCTCTTTGGTCCAGACAGAAAAGGTTCAGAGCCAAAGCTCAAGATGACTGAGACAGCAGACTTTCCAGAGTCAATGCTTGACGACGTGATTCAAGCCGCGGAAGACTGCCCAGGCGAGTGCATCTTTATAGAGCAATGAACGAAGAAGACCCAGTTGTCCACATCCGTGTCGGAACGGCGGCGTCAACGTGGTACAGCAGCGCGTGCGGCCTACACGATTCGTCTCTTTGGATGACCTCGTACATGAGCAAGCACCTTGCAACGTGTGCCGACTGCCTGTCAACATTTGAGAAGAAAAAGTACGGAGACAAGTAGTGAAGGCCCTACTTGCAGCAGCGCTGATGGTCTATCCACTTGCGGCCGGGGTCGTCATCGCATTTGCGAGAGAGGTTGACCGCGCCAACGACGTGGAGGCGTTCAACGACTAGTCCAGCGAGCTAAGGCGCCTCATGAGGTCGTCAAGCGCCTCGTTAGGCGTGTCTCCTCGGCCGATGTAGCGTGCGTCCGGCGACAAAAACAGCTCGATTGCGTCCTCGTCGCTGCCTGTTAGGTAGTCAAAAAACCGAGGCGAAGGTATCTCTGGAGTGCTCGATGTCGCGATCCAGAGGCCGCCTTCATACACTCCCATGTACCTCGCCTGGCGGATGACAACGGGATACGTCTTCTTCATCGCCTTTGTCATCCGCTTGCGAAGCCACACGTCAGGCGGCCTCCTCGTCTTTACTTTTAGAAAGAAGCCGCTCGACTACGCCACCTTGTTCGACCATGAACGCGACGGTCTTTGGAATGTCGCTTCTCCTAATCGTTTGAGAAAGCTTCCACAGCGCCGCGCAGACCTGCTTTGCGTCTTCTTCTGCTCGCGCTGGGTCGACGTTGTCTTCCGCAAGCTTCGAGATAAAGATGTGGTACAGGCCTTCGTAGCTTGGGTGAGTTATCACTTTGCAGCTTTTGTGGTGTAGTACCGCTGGACTCCGTAGTACAGGGGAGCGGAGTTTGAGATACCAAGCCCCTTCGCGATGGCGAGCAGCGGGATACCGGCCTCGCGTTCTTTTGCGAGCTGCGCGTGATACCTGTCGCTTCCCTTGTTTCGTGCTACGCGCACGCGCTCGACAGCCTCTGCGATCGTTTCTTCCGTCAAGCCTACTCGGCGGCGCGCCGGCGGAACGACGGTTGACGACGTGACGATGCGCCGACGAATGCTCGCGTAAGACACACCAAGCTTATCGGCGAGCAGCTGAATGCTGCCACCCTTGCTGCGGTACTCGACGCACAGGTCGGTGTACCGTCTGCTCGCTTTGTGCGCGACTGTGTTCTTGCTTCGTGAGCCATACGCTTTTTTAGCGTCATCGACAAACGGGCTGATCTTTTTTGCGTATGAGTCTGCCAACTCTGATTTCTTTTCTTTCTTCTGTGTTGACATGCTATGTCTCCTTTGTGTTAGACAATTATACAAACAAATCTGTCAAACGGTGAAACCTCAAGTCACTTGATGACGAGTGACAGCGAGTACCTTGAAAGTTCTGCCTTGACAAAAAACGACGCGCCTCCGCTGCCGTCGGTCGTGACAAGCCACGTCAGCGAGTGTTGCGGCCTGCGCGACACGTCGAGTGCGTTGACACCGATCTCTGTGTTCTTTGGCGCTCCTGTGACCTTGACCAGGTAGTAGCCTCTGCCTGCGCGTGAGGCGCTGACCTGCGGATCGGCTGGCTTGATAGTTGTTGTTGTCGTTGTGGCTATCGGCGGAATAGTTGTAGTAGTCGTAGTCGTTTGAGCTACGGTCGTAGAAGAAACCGGCGGCTGCCTGTCGACGTAAAGAAGCAGGTTTGGCGACCCGGCGCCCGCGTCAACAACTACATCGCGAGTCGCAGACGCAAGTAGCCTCTCTGTAACCTGTGCGGGCGTCAGCGTAGAAGAGACCCCGAGGATAAGAGCCGCGGCGCCGGCGACGTGCGGAGACGCGAACGACGTGCCGCGAAGAGTACGCGTGGCAGACGGGCCGCCGATCCACGACGAGACAACCCAGCCGCCCGGAGCAAAGATGTCGACGCAAGAACCGTAGTTTGACATCGAGATCCTCGAGTCATTTGACTCTGTGCCGCCGACCGTGATGGCCGCCGTCGCGGACGCTGGAGAGTACGTGCACGCGTCGGCCCTGTTGTTGCCGGCGGCGACGACCACGACGATACCGTCGGCGACCGCGTCTGCGATCGCCCAGTTGAGGTTGTTTGACAGTGGACCGCTGACGCTGACGTTCATGACCGCCGGTACGCCGGGCTGGTGATGCTCGGTCGCCCAGCGCACGCCTGAGGCTATGGTCGATGCCCATGCGGAGCCAGCGCAGTCAGAGACGCGTACCGGTACCAATGTGACACCACGAGCGACTCCATATGATGAGCCACCGAGTGTCCCGGCGACATGCGTGCCGTGTCCGTGGCAGTCTTCGGTGCCGCGGCCGTCGTTGATGAACGAGGTGCCCTGCCCGATGCGCCCAGAGAACTCTAGGTGCGACGAGTTGATCCCGCTGTCGACAATGTACGCCGTGACTCCGGATCCGGTCTTGTCGTATATATACGAGCCGTCAAGCGGCAGAGACCGCTGGTCGATCCGGTCAAGCCCCCACGAAGAAGCCGAATCCGCGTGCGCGACGCGCTGCGCCACCGCGATGATAAGTACGAGGACCGCGGCCGTGGCGAGCGCGCGTCGTCGCTTTGTCTTTTTTGTCATACGTCTATTATATCATTTGTGTCAGCAACCTCCGTAAGCTAAGAAAGCACCACTACTCTTCGTCGCCCTGGTCAGACATGACGTTGATGTAGTGGATGACGAGCGCGATGCCGGTCGCCACGAGCGCCACGAGCTGTGTGAAGCCGGAGAGGGTGACAAACACCACGGCGCTACCGGCGAGGGTAAACGCGAGCGCGGCGGTCTCTTTCCAAAGCTTCTTGAAGAAGTTCTTCCAGTTGATGTGCATGTTGCCTTCCTTGTCGAAGTAGATGAACCTGATCTTTGTCCCGTCACTCTCACCGGCAATCTCTCCTGCCGGCTCTTCACCTTCATCTTCTTCGGGCTTTCTCGCGGCGTCATTTGCCTTGTTTGTGGACGCAGACGAGCCGCCTCCTCCTGCGCCTCCCGAGCTACCGGCTCCCGCCGCTGCGCCCATCGCCGCTGTCGCTGTCCCTGTAAGGACGGCGTTGACCGCGACGAGCGTTCTCCTCTCTCCTACACTAACATTAGAACCGAGCGGGACATACTCGTCAAACGCTCCGCCGAAGACGTTGATCACGGTCTCAAACACGTCCTTGATCTCATCTGTAGCGCCTTGGATCGCGTCGACTATCGCCGCGGCCGACTCCTCGGTAAGCGCGCCCTGGTCGACGCTCTCAAACACGGCGGCGGCCTGCTCTGTCGAGACAGACGCCAAGACCTCGGGACTGGACGCGAGTGTGGCCGCGACGTCGCTTGACACACCGACAGCAATGACCGCCTCGACTGCGGCAGAGATCTGTCGCTTGTCTTCGGCGGAAAGCTCGGCAGCTGACTTGCCTTTGGCAAGGTCGGCGATCAGCGTGCCAACTACCTCCGCGAGCTTTTCTTCTGGAATAGCCTCGAGCGCCGCCGCAACTGCTGCGGTGTCTTCAATGTCGACATCGCTGGGTAAAGTATCAGTCGATGGCTCTGTATCTTGTTCTGTCGTTTCTTCTGGGGTCGTTGTGTCTGGCGTCTGTTCTTGTTCTGGGACAGTCGGTTGCACGGGCTCATCAACACGGTCGGGACGTTCAGGAACTGATGTCTCGGGAGTTGTCTCAGGAGGCAAGGTTGATGGAACTGTTTCTTCAGGAGCGGGAACAGTCGTCTCGGGCTCGGGAACTGTTGTCTCAGGAACAGTTGTTGTCGGGGGAAGCGTTGTCTCCACAACAGGAGCGACAGTAGTTGTAGTTGTCTGAGGCGGTGGCGCCTCGGTTGTCGTCGTAGTTTGTGGAGGTGGTGCTTGTGTCGTTGTTGTGGTACTGGTTGAAGATGTCGTTGTCGGGACTGAGGTTGTGGTCGTCGTTGTTGAGGTCGTTGAAGTCGTGGTCGTCTGAGCGGGAACAGTCGACGTAGTTGTTGTAGTCGGCGGGACGGTTGTAGTTGTAGTTGTAGTTGTAGTTGTAGTTGTAGTTGTAGTTGTAGTTGTAGTTGTAGTTGGAGCGACTACAGGCGCAAAGTTTGTCTCGATCGTGTACGAGGTGCCGTACCACGCGTCTGGGTTTCCGCAGCAGACACCGGCTCGTAGTCTATACGTGCCCGGCTGAAGCTGCATCGAAACATACGAGTCAAGTCCATACCAGTCGTCGTTTGCCGCGAGCAAGGTGTTGCTTGAGTTGTATAGCCACAGCATCGAGTCAATTCCGTACCGCTGAGCGTATGTCCTAACAGTAAACACTCGAGTCTCTGCGACCTCAAAGTAAAAGTCGCGGCTCGACACGGTAGCCGTGTAAGTTCCTGGCGCCGGCGGAACAGTTGTTGTGGTTGTCGTGGTCGGAGGAACAGTGGTGGTGGTGGTTGTTGTTGTGGTTGTAGTTGTTGTTGTAGTTGTTGTCGTTGTAGGCGGAAGTGTGGTTGTGGTTGTGGTTGTGGTTGTGGTTGTGGTTGTGGTTGTGGTTGTGGTTGTGGTTGTGGTTGTGGTTGTGGTTGTGGTTGTGGTTGTGGTTGTGGTTGT